GTTTTGCATAGCTGGTTGTATGAGCTGCTGGAGTTTTTGTATATTCTCCATATCCTTAGAAGTATCTGTTACAAATACATCCATGTCTTCATAGTAGAACTTATCAGCTATATCTAGATAAGCACGTTCGCCATTATCGAATATGTAGCTAAGTTTCTTCTTGCCAGTCTGCTCCCAAGCACCTTTAGCGGTATTTAAAAGCATATTTAACGCATGACGCTTACATTGGTTGTGAGCCCAGAACAAAGGTTCTGTGATGTGAGAAGATTGTATAACAGAACGCTCTACATTACCTACTAACTCGTGAGTACTTATAGCACCCTGACGCTGCTCTGTAATACCAGATATTGTACCAGCTAGTTGTTCGATCTTGTCCATCAACTGAATATACTCAGCGATTACATTCGACATAGTAAGATCGAGAGAAGTGATTTGATTAAATGTAGCAGGCTTTCCGCCTTCTCTTCCTGGTACGTTCCAACCTTCTTCATAAGGATTAATAAAATTTACACCTACAGAGGATAAGTAGTGCATCCAACGATCTGGAGTGATATTCATAGACTTAGGAATCTATGTGATATCCATGTTTACTACTTTTCCTTTGTCTCTTGCTATAGCCAATTCTAATCTGTACCAAAGCACTATATACATGTACTGTAGAGGTTTAAGAATGCTAACCAAGGACCTAGGACGACTATTGGTATTAGAATAAATGCATCCGCAGTAGGGAAGTTTTTGAGAATTAGGGTTGTCAATTGAGACGTGCTGATACTCAAGAGGTTGGATCCCAAAATAAAGGTCGCTGCCAGCACGATACCCTTCCCATACTTCAATAACCCAGTCTGGTTCTACAGATAACTCCATACCCGTTTTCTTGTAGGATTCGTCTGCTATTTCTACCTAAGGTTGTCCTGCTTCGTCTAAGTATGTAACATAATAAATTTTCTTAAATGACTTCCAGCAACAATGCCATACGTTTATCGCATAACGACTCTTCTGATCGTATACAGGATTATCGTATATATGCATCTGAATGCCACCGAAGTTGTCTACTATATCTTTATCGCCATAATCGCTAGCTGGTCTGCCTGTAAGCATTTCGTGGAGCTTGTTGAGATCTTTCTCCGTAAGCTTGTTATAATACCTATCGTATACCTCTGCTACTGGAAGTCTCATTCGTCTGCAGCACCAAGACCCGTCTTCAATAAACTCTAAGTCGGGACTATGGTCGTATGCAAAGAACATTGGGTTTACCCTCTCCAAATAAGGCTCATCGTTCTGCACCCCTACGTAGTATATTTCGGTACCAGCGATAAGAGCGTCTTTCCAACCTTTAATAAATTCATTGTCTAAGTTAAGTTTTTCTCTAAGGTACACAAGAGTATGATATGCTGTATTCTCTACCACATCTTTGTAATCCTTTTCCATGTATTTAGCAATTGCTTCAGGAGGCATAACTTCACCATTCTAAAGCTGTTGCTAGAACTATTGTGCTTCTTCTTCACTCATTCGAGCTGTAATAGCAGCCATTATGTACTGCATCAGCATCTCCTTTTCTTTATCCATAAGCTCAGAAGCAGCCTCCTAAGATGTTCTTACAACCTAGAAATTCATCGGTCGTTTTGTTTCTTCACCGATCAACAAGTCTATCTTTGGTCGTATAATATTGAAATCTTGCGGAGTAGCGGGGAAACCATCTTCGACTTTAAACGGATTAGTTATTCGCTTAAAATCTCTCTCGTCGAAGATGCTATTATATAAATTATAATAGGTCTATATCTCTCCGAAGCGAGTTTTGTCCATTCCTCCTGATACTATATTACCTTCGCCGATAATATAATCTACACAGTCGTGCTGCCACTATTCGTTCTTCTTTGATAGCGGAAGCTTTTGTTGGGGGAATGTTGCGTTATATAAATTATCTTCTACTCTAACCATATGTTAAAAGCTAAATAGTGGTATGTCATCGTGTACGTCGTTGTCTGTCTCAAACCATTTCTAACTAAACAGCGGCGTCTCGAAGAGTTCAACCTATTTATTTTTATCTTTTGCAGCAGCTACTTTAACCTAGAACAATTCTTCTCTGTATATCATAACCATACACATGGCTATCAGACGGTCGACGTTTTTCACGCCATCGTTCTCTATAAGTTCTTCTATCAGTGGCTCGCTGTATACTCTCTCTATATTAGGGTGGCCTGGTTCGTATTCTTCCATTAGCCATTCGAGAATCAATCCTTCTCCGTATGCCCTAATTGCTTTTGTCATGTGACAGCCTTTACGGCGCTGTACTTTACTGTCCTTAAAGACTTCCGTAATAATTTTGTCTGGTTGATCTGCTAGTAAGTAATCGCAATGCTTGTTTGTGAAGTACGGATATATACCTTTACGTTCGTTCTCAAACAGAAGTCGTGCATTATAGAATATTAGTAGCTTACGTACATTCTCGTAATACTCTTCTGCAGTATCGGGACGCCCCGTATACTCAGCGACAATCACGTCATTCCACGCTTCACCTGCTCTAACGCGTTTAAATATGAACGTCGATCCTAATGAGTTAGTGAAGGACTCGTCATGATCATACGGGTCGCAACCGCCAATGTATAGGCCGAATGGGGCGTCTGGGATAGGATATTCCCATATAACTACAGATCCTTCTGGTTTGTCATCTTTCTTTAAGTGGTATGTTGTAATATCACCAGATTTCTTTTCCGTGGCTTTTACTTTACCGTCACCGTCCCACGCAAGATCTACGATATGTTTCATATTCTTAATCTTAGTATTTGTTCTGATTCTGGTAAGCTGATCCATCAGCAGCTTTCTGGGGAATATGTTTCGTCCCAACTCCAGCACAGCTTCCTGTGGCTTCATTGGACGTTCAGATATAAAGCGATCTATTGACTATTGAGTAGCACCGCCCTCTTTGATTTTGTTTCTCTGATTAATTAATTCTTCGATAGCTTTGTCTCTAAGACTATTGCCATCTTTATCCATGAACTTCTTGTTACCATCATCATCAAAACCGTCCATGTTTTCGTATGCGGGAACAAAGAACCCACACCTCGTCTACTCCTATCCGTCATCCCATATATTGGGGAAGCTCAGTACGTTATACGCATCTGGTTTGTAGAATAGGTCTTTAAGACCGTCAAACTAACCACCTTCGGTACCACCTGTACCAAACGCAATCATTGTACCAAATGCTACGCCGTCGTCTGTTTCTACAGCAGGTTGTTCAATACGCCAAGCCGTTAACAGATTTGGAAACTTACCGCCTTCTTCCCACAGTACAAGTTTACCACGAGTACCACGAATACGTTCTGGGTCGTTCTTTAGAGTAATACCGGTTATACTTGACATATAACCTTGTTCTGTCTACTTACCAAATTCGTCAGTAATCTTATAACCAGATACTCGTTCCATACGAGTTGAGGTAAGTCTCTGTTTTGACCAAGCGGTATGTTTATCTACGAAGTCCATGATTTGCCAAGCTTTAGTGAGCAGACCGTCACCGATAAGGAACTTCTGCTCACTAGCTACAGCAAAGTTTTTTGAACCTGGTATAAGTTCATAATTTCTTACTAGCATGCTGGCTCCTTTAAACGAGAAACCTTTCTGTCTCGCTTTAAGTACCGCCATGTGCTTACCTACATCCTCCGCCTCTTCTATAGCGTTGAAGTAGTAATAATCTACAATCCAGAAGTCTGGGAATGCTAATATACGTTCTCTTCGTGTTCTTTTATTTCCGAATCTGTCTGTATATTCTACTTCCTCAATTTTCATAATTGGACTGTAGTTTAAATAAAAGTAATGGTATCCTGTTATAGCATCTCCGTCAGGAGCAACGTAACCATTTAAACATCTTTGTGTCTCCTAGTCCCAAAATTGTATATAATCAGTAGTACCTCTTGGGGCCAGGGTATAACAGCCGTGCTCTTGAAAGAAGAGGGCGCTTTGCCTAAATTTATCGCTGTTATAAATCTTTTTATTAAAGTCTACCATGTATTTACTCTATTGTTATAGTTATCTCTTCTCCACGTGTTTTAGCGTCTTTGAGAAGTTTATATAACACTTTAAAAGTATCTTTACTTTCTAATACTTTACCTTTTACTTTATTCTTACCTACGATAATACATCCAGCACTATCTTCTTGTGTGTTACCGCAGTGAATAAGTACACCTTCGTATCCAGGTACTCCTAAAAGACGAGGAACCTTACCTTGACAAACTTCTTTGTAGAATGCGATATTACCGTATTTAGGAGATACAACGTCTAAAGTAATTTTATATGTACCTGTAGGGATAGCCGTCTTACTAGGAACCTTAATCTTCTTTATCTGATCTAAAGGCATAGATTGTGTAAGACCTCTATCTGTATCTTCTATCGTATCACATATCTACTTACCATCACATGTAAGCTTACCTATACAATAGTTAGGAGTTTTATATCGTTTTAAATTAAGCTACATAATTATTCTGTTTCGTTAGCCCTATATTGAACCTTAGTTTCGCTTACCGGAGTTATGTTGGTTACTAATCTCCAAGCTCCATTGGTATACTTTACCAAAAAAACATCTCCACCGAAATAGTTATTCCAAGATGGATAATTGTTTACGTTACCAGATGGCGTTAGCGTATTATAATAAGCAACACCTGTTCCACTTAATTCGGAAATATGAACTATCACATCATAGACAAAACCCCAAGATCCTTCCTAAGGATTCCTAAATATATACGGAAGTAACACTTCGGAAAATCCACTTTCGACAAACTGTATAGTTCCGTCCAAAATCTACAAGGTCTAACTAGTTCCATTATAATGATACAACAGAGTATTCCATGAATCGTTATAGGAACCAGAATATGTCTAATATGATGTTACTTCATATCGTACTCCGTTCCAATATGGGTCAGCAGAAGCGGAACTATCTGCCGCATAACCTACAAACTTATTAATATCCAATCCGTTATTCTGTGCAAATTCGGTAAGGGTTGGTGCATGTACTATGTTGATATGATGATCTATATACAATTCAGATAATTCCTCTTTTTCCAAACCGCTTTCTGGATCAACATGAGTTTTTTCTGTTAATATACCGCTAACAAATTTACCTACCGTGCTATGGTTTCTCATAAACCAGTTTTGTTTTTCTGCAAGCGTTCCAGAAAACGGATAATCTTGTGGCCGACTAGCATCATCGTAGAATTGATATTTGGTTATATAACTCCTCCGACCGATTGAGTCATACGAGTTCTCCCACAATGAACTTTCTGATCTAACTTCTGTAAGATTATCTACATAATCCCCGCCGGTATTACGGATCCCTTGATCTATAACAAACGTTTCGTTTACACCTGCGTACGTATCCTAATTTACAGCACCATTGTGTAATTCGTTAAATAAAGATCTTAAGAATTCCTAGGATAGTGTAATAGTACCATCGTTAGTCCAACTAATACCACCAGAAGCTATAGAACCAGATCCTGTAGATTTTATTTCATTAGTAACAGTATTGTTATAATATGTAGCAAAATGTAAAGGAGTCAGTTCTATTCTGTAATCTCCCTATTCTGCAGAAAGACTGTTTTGACTAATAGTAAATCCGCCAATAGAACCTTGTGTAGCTTGAATAGTATTTGCAAGTGTCGTATCAGCGTCTAAATAAATCTTATCGGCACTCAACGTAATATTACTAGTATTTCTAGTTACATTTGCAGTAATAGCAGCACTGGTATCAGTTTTACTATTTGCGATTAATGCAGCAATAGCTCCGTCCATATTAGAAGCTGTTACAAGACCTCCATAATAACTAACAGGCTATCCTTCTACATAACCATTCCAGTTTGCAATAGCGTTAAGCTTAGCTTCATTAGCGTTGGCTTTTGTTTGTAACGCTGCAATAGTGCTCTAATTACTATCTACTTCGTTCTAATATGCTGAAAATACTGTAGCAAAATTTGTATTTTCGTTTACTTGTGATTTAAAACCAGACGCCATCCATTCTAACACTGCCTGATTTTCGTTAAGTACTGCCCATCTTGATTGTAGATTAGTAAATGCTGTATTGTTCCGAATGCCTTCGTCAATGACTGATTGCAATACCGCAGAGTATTGTATATCTCCATTTGTAGAAATGTTATCAAGCCTATCACTAAGATCTGAAATCTGGGTAGTAACTGCCGACACGCCTTCATCTGTCTCTGTTATCTTAGTCCAAATAGATCTTCCATCTTGGTCTTGAAGAGCTTGTGATATAGCATCTTGTATTTCTGTAGAAAGCTAAGTTTGCAAATCTTGTAAATCATTTTCTGCATCACTTATGATCTAGTTTAATCTAACCTATATTGTATTCTTCCAAGTCTCGAACTGATCATCTGTGATTAATCCAGCAGTAGACGTTTTACCATAACCTCTACCGTTGAAGTATATCTCTCTTACGTCTTCTACAAACGTTATAGTTTTACTAGATATTCCCTCTCCACCATTTTCTGCAAGAGTTTGTTCGTACTATTCCTAGGTTGGACAAAAATAAAATATTGTATCTATCATATTATCTTACTGTTTCATATAAACCTATAGTACCGCCGCCTTTTACTCTACCAGCTTCAACTTGTTCAGCCTTGGCTTGTTTCATGGCAATATCTAAAGATTTAACTATATTACCTACATCCTTTAATATCCGTGTCACCTTTATAGCAGTATCTATATCCATTAAACCTTTTGAATAATCGGTAAGCGCTGCTATAAGTCCTTCTGCTGCCGTCTGAGATGCATTAAGTAGTCGAGTACCCGGTGTTTCTTGGAACTCTACAAATCGTCTCGCTAGCTCTTGTACTTCTTCAGAAGGTACGTAATGCTCGTCTTTGAATACATCTTTGGCTACAATGCGTGGTCTCTGATCGCCAGGGTATGCTTCATAAGGAGTATTCCACTTATGTAGCCAAATTACGTATTCAATCTCCTTCAATGCTTGTTGTTTATCTTTAGCATTGTTGTAGTGATCTTTAAAGGGTGGTATAGCTAAATCTTCTGTTGAGATTTTCACTTTATCTCCCTAAATATCAAACATATTGTCTTATAATCTTTGAAAACATTTTATACATTCTCTACACTAAATATCCTATAAGGTATGCAGCATCTTCGCTGTCCTCTGGAATATCGTAATAAGAACATATGTGAGATTGGACATGTTTAGCTTCATGTATAGCAGTGTTTACAAACTAACTTATATCTGAAGAAGGTCCTATACAAACAATACTCATTTTATAATCTGAGTTGCTAAAGGTAAAACCTGTATTTTCTCTAGTTAATACCTTTAATGATTTGCGGACATCTCTAGAAGAACAGCCTAATTGCTTTAAAGCATCTTCTACTTCTATAAAGTCTTCTTTGTTTACACCATAATACACAAGTACATTCCAACCTTTATTACCTAATTGAATATATTGTGCAATCATCTAATTACGGGTTTAGTCTCTGTTCCAGTCTAGCTAGGATATCCTGCATACTATTAACCTGCTTAGTCAAACTGTCGATAGCTTCGTCACGTTCTTGCTGTTTAGAATATACAGGATCTAACTCCCTAAGTATCTTTTCGCAAGCAGCGACGTTTGATTTGTGCTATTCTACGTTTGCTATTATACTTTTGCTGTTTGATAGAAGTGCATTTACTTCCTAAATCATACCTTCTCTAGATTCACTCAACACGTAGTCACCATAAGAATGAATTGCAGCATTACTTGGAATACCAACAAACTCTTTCTTATCATTACCTATTTTTAATACAATGTCTACTGCCATTTGGAGATTCTATCCAAAACTAGCATTAGGATTGTAATTAGGATACATTGGATGTATAGGACTTACACGTTCTACATATCCCGTAACAACTTTAGGTTCTTGGCTCTTGTCTAATACATAAAGAGCAGCACCTTGCTATAATCCTGAAAACATAATAGTTAGTATTATGGTCTTTAGGCGGGCATTATACCCGCCATCGACCTATCAATTATTACACGTATCTTCCCATTCTATTGCGACGCATGCGCATTGCACGACGTCTATAGGCGCGCATCTCACGCATTTCCTTATCTTCGTCGCCTTCAAAGTTACGCATCGCATAATGACGATTATACATACTATTCTTGAACCCGAGGTCTGTTCCCTCGTCAGTTTTTGGCTCCTCTTTTTCATCTTCCTCGGAGCCTTCAAAACAATCATACAGCGTGTCTTCTAACTCGCACATAATCATCTTCTTCTGACGATCGAGATCTTTCGCCTCGTCGATCAGTTCAAATGCTTTATCTTGTGCAGCTTCACGCATTTCAATTACCATCATAATCTTATATAGTTAAAGGTTAATATTAAGCAGCCAAGGCAGATGTAATCTGCAGGATGCCGTTAAAACGGTCGTTAAATACCGTAAATATACCGGTACCGGTTAAATCGGCAGCGGTAACAGGAGTTCCATCAAAGAAAGTAAGCGCACGTGAAATACCATTCAAGTTAAGGTATACTGGCAGTGTACCAGTAGTACCTTCAGGAATAGCAGTTTCAATGCGAACTGTAAAATAGCCAACAGGCTGAATACGACGGAAACCTAATGCAAGGTTAACAGCCGTATCTGTTACAGTTACATTTGATGTGCTCAAATAAGGAACTCCACCTACGTTGGTAGTTACATTAAAGCACCTCATATTACTTCCTTATTAAAATGAAACATTGTTACCCCAAAAGCCGTTACCGAAACCGTAATAACCTGCGCCCATATAAGGGGTGGTATTTACTGCGGTCAAGTTAGGCCACTGTACAGGAACAGTACTGGGTTGAGCTGATTTGATAGCGATAAGCTGATTCTCAATGTCGTTAAACTTACCGTTGATAAATGCAGTCTGTCTGTCGTTGTTGATATTAGAACGAAGCAGTGCGTTATCAGCAGTCAGAGAAGTAATCTTATCTTGCAGCTCACGTTTTTCAAGATCACAGAACTTGTCGTTGATCATTACACTCTGAGCATTGATAGCATCAGTTATAGAGCGAGTGTTGCGTTCAGCCTGTGTAGACAATGCATTGGTCTACTGACATACAGCTAACTGATCTGCAGCTTGGTTAGCTGCCATCTGCGACTGTAAAGTGTTAGTCTAGTTAGCGATAGCCAAACGGTTCTCGCAGCAGCACTGACAGATCTGAGAAGCAATAGAAGCATTACCGCTCTGTATTGCATTCTGAATCTGCAGTCCACTCATGCCTACCTGAGTACCTACAGAAGTAATAGCGTTGTTCAAGGTAAAGATACCGTTCTGTACTGTGTTTATCTCAGTGTTGAGCAAACCAGCAAGATCACGAATTGCATTACCATTACCCTGGATAGCGTTCATCAGCAGCTCACGGCCAGAGTCATTAGCAATCTGGTTAGACAGGAAACCGTTTGAACCGTTTCCACCCCAGTTACCATTGCCTCCCCAGCCCCAAATCAGCCAAAGGAACAAAATCCATATCCAGTTATTACCACCAAAACCACCGTTGTTGTTTAAAGCCATCAGCAGATTTGGATCAATACTATTACTCCCCATCTCAGGGAACATCATAATTTTTGAACTTTCCATAAAATAAATAAAATTAAATTAACATTAATAAACTCCGCATTGCAGCGCGGAAACTGTTAATCTTAATTGCGACATGGGGTAGAGTCGAACTACCAACAGGTGCTTCCGTAACACATTATGTGCCTGTCTCCCGCTTTACCGTTAAGCTACCATGTCAAGTCCTCATTTTAGACAGTCGAGGTTCTGTTATAGTTTATTACGTCGTTGGTGGCGTAATCGTCCAGTTTCCAGTACTTCCAGTTGCTGTACAGCCTGCTTCAACCAGTATTGCTTTATTATCGTCACTTATGTTGGCAAAGTCTTCAAGAGAATATGTGGTTCTCCACTAATCAAACGTCGCCTAATACGCACTGATCGATTGACTAGGTACATATACATTATTTGGACCATAGCCTAAATCTATACTAGTATAAGGAACTGTAGTACTTAAAAATACAGCACTTGTTATAGAACTATTTGTTGGTACATTATAGCCATTAGGTCCGCGTCCTCTTATTTCCACATTGTTTGCTACGAAATCTTCTCTAAAAACAACCGTAGTTGTATTTCTAAGCTCATTTAACTAAAAGTTATCCGACGATGTTCTATTTAAAACAGAATTTTTAGCAAGGATTATATATGGGTTTCCACAATATGCAATTTCCGATGAACCATAACCGTTGTTTTCAAAACGTCCTCTATATTTATTAAAATCTAAAATATATCCGTTAGCTATACATCTTGATCCATATTCATCAAAATATGTTATAGACGTAGTATTATGAACGGTCACCCAATGATTATCTGTATCGTTTACGAAAGCATTTCCCGAAATGGTTATCGGGGTGTTTGGTAGCGTAATTTCTTCAATAGTGTGCCCATGCCCAAACGACTGACTACTTAACGACTGCGTCGGAAGATACTGAAATTCGTTAAATTTCTTTATTCCTGATGTAGGTATGGCGTCGATAAACCGCACACCATCTACATAAACACTCCACCAACTGTTCGCTCCTTGTAAATTCGCTATTGTACATCCTGTGCCGTCTCCAAAATATTTTGCACAAAGAGCTTCAGCAGCATCGTCTTCAAACTCTAGATATAATTTACTAGCTTCTATTCTCAACCCAGGACCAAATGTATTGTTCAAATATTCAACCTGACTAGCGTATCCACTATCACTCTTCAAATATCCAGAATACGATACTGTATTGTTAGGATCTATAGCCAGCTAATACATCTTCTTTATTATATTAGATGTAACCCACTCTATATTACTATTGTTCTATGTTACTGTTATATTCATACGCTATCGCCTTTATACCAATATATAACGTCTCCAGTAGACGTATTAGTAACCTTTATTTCTGCGTCACCAAGCGGGGTCTAATTACCGCTGCTTCCGATTCTTATGTATTTTGTGTTTGTGTTTGTTGTAATAGTTCTAGTAGCATTCTTGGAAAATCCGTAATAATCTATATAGTTTTTATTTTCGCCGTATAAATATATTGATATATCCTAACCGCCGGTTGTAGAATACTACATCTATACGCTTTGTCCTTCTTCACACGGATAGAATCCGGTTACAAAGTGTTTATTATATAAAGAATCATCTTCGACGCCCGTGGACATATTTATAATTCTACCAAACGTCATAGACCCGCCTCCAATATAAGTATTCATTATTTTGACAAACATTTCATATGCATTACACGGCTGTGAGTCACTTTTTGTAATTCCTAAACTTGTAATATTTTTATATCCATCCACAAGTATGCCTGCAGCAGTAAGAGCCGTAGGACGTATAATACTTATATTAGTAGGTGTACCAACTTCATACTTTGTAATTATACTATCGTTAGGTATTAATACACTAACCGTTGTACCAGTAGCGTCAACTTCTGTAAGCGACGTACACATTGTTAAATCTACATCTAACGTAAGTCCTGTACAGTTTTGTATAGACAGTTTCTCAAGGTTTGGCATATTATTGAACACAAAGTTTGTAGATGTAATCTACGAACAACCGTCAAATACCAAACTTGTTACGTTAGGAATATACTTCAACAAATACTAGTTGTCATATGTAGTAAGACTTGCTAAACCACTAGCATAAGAACTAAAGTCAACTTCGGTATTCAAAGCCATAAGATCAATCTTATAGAAGTTATTCTTACCTAAAGCAGAACCAAACTGTGTAGTCCACGCATCATTTAGCGCACCATACATAGCCTAACTACTAGCAGGAACTATAATACCGTCACTTTGTACTACAATCGTGGATGTGCATGACATCTGTTTACCAGATGTAAACAACACATCTGCAGTAAGTGTATACAATTGAGCCGTTTCTGGCATAAATGTATTCATGTGAATCTTTATACCATCTACACTAGTGCTCTTAGATAACGTTAGATAAGAATCTGTAAACAACGAAAGTGCTGACGAATCTCCACCTGTAGTATAAGAAACATTAACTCCATCTGATTGTCTTGTAAACGTATATCTTACATTACGTATAACACCAGTATAAGATTGTTCAGAATTTACATAGAAACTAGCTGCTGTATTTGTTATTGGGAATTCAATAAATCCAGGAGCTGTTCTAAGCATGGCCTGACTTTCTTGTATATAGTCTATAAACATGTCGCTAGGATAAGAAGCTGCAATTACATGCATCGTTGTGCTGTAGTTAACACCAGCAACAGATGTATATATTTTTACGTCGTAATCTTGCCCCATTGTAGATTGTACAGATTGTATATAAGCGAGTCCGTCTACACTTTCAGAAGGTTGTATAACAGTAAGGCCTCCGTAACTACCTGTGGATTCGTCGCTATTAGCAGGACCTACCGACCACTGATATTCTGCACTAGAATCTTCTGCAAGAGAGAATCTGGTAGCATTCAAAGATGCAGTATTACCTTCTACAAGAGTTACATTACCAAATTCGTCAACCTGAACATTTCCTCCGATATTAATCTGTATGTAGTTTCTCTTATGGTCTACTACTAATCCAGATGAGTTCTTAGTGAATACAGTATCACCAAACCAAGACTTAATTGTATTAAGTTGAGCAGAAGTCAATTCTTCTCCAGTGTCTTTAAGTACGAGATAACCTTTGAGATTGTTAGAGTTTCTCAATTGTGCAAGATTAGCAAGATCGTCGTACGTAAGTAGATTGCTAGCACCTACTGTAGTATCAGACCAGTTGATTTTATCTGCAACAAGTGTATACTCACTCAGGTCAGCACCTGCTGCTACAAGGCTATCTAACCAGTGTTTAACAAGCTGAATAC